AAGGCCTTGAGCGTTTTTGGAATCGTCATACTCGTTTTGATTATTATTGGCCTGTGTTGGCAAATATTGGTGAGCAGGCTATCCTGAATAAGGAGATTTATGTACAAGGTACGGATGAAGATGAAGAGGTATTCGGCTATCAAGAGGCCTGGGCTGACTATCGTTATAAACCGGACCGTGTCTCCGCTGAAATGCGTAGCGCATATGCACAGTCCTTGGACGTGTGGCATCTGGCAGACGATTACGACAAATTGCCTGCTCTATCCGACAGTTGGATTCGCGAGGATCCTGCAAACGTTGATCGTGTTCTTGCTGTGCAGTCTAACACTAGTGCTCAGTTGTTTGCTGACATCTTCGTAATGAATCGTACTACCCGTCCTATGCCGATGTACTCTATTCCCGGTCTGATTGACCATCATTAAGGAGGTTTTGTTATGGCTCTTGGAGTTGGTCTCGCAGGCGCCGCCGCCGCTGCTGGTCACTATCTTGCTCGTAATGGTACTGGTCAGAACGCGGTAAACTCCGCTATGTCTGAAAATAGAGCATCTGGTATGCTGGATGCTATCCAGAATAACCGTGATTATAACAATCAATGGTCTGCCTCTCAGGCCGATGAACTCCGTCAATGGCAGGAGCAGCAGAACCAGAAAGCTATGAACTTCAACGCAGCGGAAGCTGCGAAGAATCGAAATTGGCAGGAATACATGTCCAATACTGCTCATCAAAGAGAGATCGCAGATCTGAAAGCTGCCGGATTGAATCCTGTCCTTTCCGCGCTCGGAGGTAACGGTGCTGCCGTTACCTCCGGGGCAACCGCATCCGGTGTAACATCGTCCGGAGCGAAGGGCGATGCAGATCAAACTTCGAATAGTGCTCTTGTATCTGTCCTTGCCAGTATGCTCAATGCTCAAACAACCCTCGAATCCCAGCGTATAAGTGCGCAGAATAACCTTGCAGTTGCTGACAAGTATAATGCTACCTCTGAGCTTGTAGCCCGTTTAACGGGCGAATATGGTCTTGCAAATGCACGTATTCATGGAGAGTACGGCTTAAAGCAATCTCAGATTGGCGCAAATGCCACGCTCGGCGCTGCCAGCATGTCTAGTGCTGCTACCCGTTATGCTGCTGCGCAGGCTGCTGCTGCATCAAGGTATGCCTCTAATATTGGCCGTCAGAATGCTGTAACATCTGCTATTGCCAGCGAGAAGAACTCTACGCGCAGTTATAATGCGAGTAAGTATGGCAGTGATACTAGCTATAATTCTGCGATGGATAATCGAAATGGTTTTCCGGGTCTTATCGATAAGGTTGTCCGCTACGCTACCGGAGGTGGCGGATCAAAAAGGTGATCGGTATTTAGACCGTTGCCGCACTCAGCCCATTACCCTCTTGATGTAATGGGGCTGAGTGACACCATAAACGGAACGAAAGCAAAAAATTAAATATTCTACTTGATTTTTTAGAGAAGTCAAGTATTATTTGAGTAGAAAGGAAGTGAGATCTTTATGTTTTGGAATCCTTTGAAGCATAAGCCTCGGAACGCTCTTTCCGATCCTTTTGAAGATGATTCGGATTTACCTTTGTTTGCTCGGTTGTTTCGCTTAAAGTTCTTACTTGATTTGTTTTGTTGAATGGCCTGTAAACATCCTCTTAAGGCTTTCGTTCTTGGTGTCCGTCCTGATGGCAAGCAGGACTTAAGAATACGGCCTTATGCCGTGAACCATTTGGAGTTTATAAACAATCGTTGGATAGATGTCTATATTCCAGATCGTGGTGCTTTTGCGGATCGTGCTGTGTATGAGAGTATAGAGATCCCCTGTGGTAAGTGTATAGGCTGCCGCCTTGAGTATTCTCGCCAATGGGCTAATCGTTGTATGTTGGAGTTGCAATATCATAAGTCCTCTTATTTTGTGACTTTGACCTATGATGATGAGCATGTGCCTATTGGTTATTATGCTGATCCGTCCACAGGTGAAGCCAAAGAGAGCATGACGCTTCGTAAGCGTGATTTTCAGCTGTTTATGAAACGTTTGCGGAAGCAGACTGGTCAAGATCTCAGATTTTTTATGGCTGGTGAGTACGGTTCCCAGACCTTCCGTCCTCACTATCATGCAATTATTTTTGGTTTGGAATTGGATGATCTGCAGTTTTGGAAAAATTCAAAATTGAATTATCCGTATTATAATAGTCCTACTATTGATCGTGCTTGGAGTGTTCTTGATAAAAATAAGGGGAGCTATGCTCCCCTTGGATATGCCGTCGTAGCGCCGGTTTCTTGGGAAACCTGTGCTTATACGGCACGGTATACTGCCAAGAAGAATGGTACACAAGATGTGGAATCTTTTGAAAAATTTGGCATGGAGCTCCTTTTACTCTCATGTCTCGCCGTCCTGGTATTGCCCGACAGTATTACGACGATCATCCTGATATGTTCAGTCATGAGTTTATTAACGTATCCACCGAAAAAGGAGGTAGAAAGTTCCGTCCGCCTAAATATTTCAGCAACCTGTATGATGTTGAGTATCCTGAAGCTTCTGCTAAGTTGAAAGAGATTAGAAAGGAGATGGCTAAGAATTTGAAAGCTGCTAAGTTGGAGCAGACGGATTTGACATATTTGGAGTATCTTGAGGTTGAAGAGTTTAACTTGTCTCAGCGAATTAAATCTTTGGAAAGGAAGTTGTGATTATGGCTCGAAAGCGAATGAAGCCCTCGAAAGATCGAAAGGTTTTTCGGCGTACTGCTGTGAGTAGCAAGAAAATTAATATTAATCCTACTATTTATCGTGGAGGTATAAGATTATGATTAAAAACGTTTATTCTGTTCGTGATTGTAAGTCTGGTTTTGGTCCCCTTATGTTGCAGGATAATGATGCAGTTGCTATGCGTGCCTTTTCTGTTACTGTCCGTCAGACTGATAGTATGATGCATTGGTGTGCTCCGGATTATGCTTTGTATTGTGTCGGATCCTTTGATGATGATACTGGTTCGTTTCATCCTCTGGAGGTTCCCAAGCATATCTGTGATGCCGTTGCGTGTTTGGAGAGTGAGGAGTAAGAGGGGGTTATCCCCCCTTACTGTTGGTTTTTCCAGATTTGGTAATCTCGTGCATCCATGATTTTATAACCGTCTCCCATTTTTACGATTACTTCGTAACTTAGTGCTGCTTTTTTGGCGTAGTATCTGGATTTGTACAATCCGGTTGCTGGACAATATCCGTTCTTGTCGTATGTGTTGTATTCCTCGTAGCTCATGTTTTCCCAGTTTTTCATGGTTTTTAACCTCCTTTGTTTTATGTATATATTTTACCACACTTAAATATTTTTGTCAAGTGAAATTTTTGATTTGAGGTGAATTTTTTGTGGTTTTCCAAACTCAATTTGACGCGCGCGGTCGAATTATTTCGAACTCTGGTGACCGTATTAAGCAACTATATGAGGCTAGAGTTGATAACCAAGGCCATATTGACCTTGTGGAATCAGGCACAGAAGATCTATACGACTATATCCAGTCATTCCGGGAGAGTTGTGATATTAACACTATTGTTAAGCGCTTTGCTGCTGGCGATACTGATGTTTTGGCCCGTAGACAAGCTACCTACGGAGATTTTACCGAGCTCCCCAGAACATATGCTGAACTCCTCAATACTGTAATTCAAGGTGAGAACTATTTTAATTCCCTCCCTTTGGAGACCAGAGCTAAATTTAATCATAGTTTCCGTGAGTGGATGGCCTCTATGGATAATATGCAAGAATTTGTTGAAAAAATGGGTTTTTCTGGTGAAGCGCCTCCGCGGCCAGCGGCTGATCCCGATTCCTCTACTTCTCCTTCGGCGGCCTCGCCCGACGGTGAAACTTAACGAAAGCAGGTGAAAAAAGTTGTCTCGTAATTCTCAATCTCATTTTGCGATTAATCCTACCAGTATTGATATGTCCCGGTCTCGTTTTGATCGTCCCTTTTCGCATAAAACTACCTTTAATGTTGGCCAGATTATCCCGTTTTATGTTGATGAGGTGCTCCCCGGTGATACCTTTGACGTCGAAACGTCCCGTGTTGTCCGTATGCAGTCTCTTATTACCCCTGTCATGGATAATATCTATCTTGACATGTATTATTTCTTTGTGCCCAACCGCATTGTTTGGGCACACTGGAAAGAATTTATGGGTGAGAACTCGGAATCTGCGTGGATCCCTAAAACTGAGTATTCCCTTCCCCAGATCACCGCACCTGCCGGCACTGGATTCGCAATTGGCACAATTGCTGATTATTTAGGTATTCCTACAGGTGTTCCCAATTTGTCGGTTAATGCGTTGCCTTTCCGTGCTTATGCTCTGATTTGTAACGAGTGGTTCCGTGATGAGAACCTTTCGGATCCGTTGAATATCCCGGTTGATGATGCCACTGTTGCCGGTGTTAATACTGGTGTCTTTGTTTCTGATGTTGCCAAAGGCGGTTTGCCGTACACCGCTGCCAAGTACCATGATTATTTTACCAGTGCGTTGCCTGCTCCGCAGAAAGGGCCGGACGTTTTGATTCCGAGTGCTACTGCTGGTGAGTATCCTGTTGTTTCGACTTCGAATTTACATTCTCTTGATGGTTATTCTGATGGGCTTCGTTTCTATCTTCCTGAATCTGATGGTGGAAAAGTTCCTGCTGAACCCGCTTATTTGGGTATTGGTTTTCCTCCTGATGGATCAGCTAATGAAACTAATGGTCTTGTTGCTTCGTCTTTTGAAGCTAATCGTAAGGGTTTGTTTCCTGCTAACCTTTGGGCTATTGCTTCCGGCGGTCTTGGTGCTACTATCAATCAGTTGCGTATGGCGTTCCAGCTGCAAAAGCTTTACGAAAAAGATGCTCGCGGTGGTACTCGTTATATTGAGGTGCTTAAAGCTCATTTTGGCGTTACCTCTCCGGATGCCCGGCTGCAGCGTCCTGAATATCTCGGCGGTAACCGTATCCCGATCAATATTAATCAGGTGCTCCAGACCTCCGGCACTGCCGAAGGCACCACCCCGCAGTACTCCCGTTGGTCAGTCTCTTACCACAGATACTCACCACGATTTCAAGAAGTCCTTTGTGGAACATGGATTTGTCATTGGTGTGATGGTTGCCCGTTATCGTCATACCTACCAGCAAGGCCTTGAGCGTTTTTGGAATCGTCATACTCGTTTTGATTATTATTGGCCTGTGTTGGCAAATATTGGTGAGCAGGCTATCCTGAATAAGGAGATTTATGTACAAGGTACGGATGAAGATGAAGA